AAGTCAATCCATTGGCTGACAAAAAGCAGCGTCCAGAAAACCTGTTTACTGCAGCTCAAAAAGTCACTCTTGAATTTGAAGAAGTGAAAGAGCTGCAATCCTATTCCGCAGGCTTACTCGATAAAGTCAAAAAACTATTCTCAAAACAAGAACAAACAGAGAAGAAGTCTGCGGAATCTTTTTCTGAACAAGAACAAGCCATTGTTGAAATCGCTCAGGAAACAGCAAACCAAGGTCAAGCCGTTTCAAAACTTGAGAATGATTTCAACACTTTGAATAGCGAGCATGAGCAGCTCAAACAAAACTTCAATGAATTGAAAAGCAAGCTGGACAGTGAACCGGATACTAACCCACGTCCTACGTCTGGCAATTCTAATTTCAGTGAAGTTGTCGATTGCTAATCCAGTTCGCTAGCCCTTATCAGTATTAAAAAGAGTACACATCATGCGTAACGAAACCCGTTTAAAATATAATGCTGCCATGAAGCAGTTGGCGAAACTAAACAACGTAGAAAAAGTTTCTCATAAGTTCAATGTTGAGCCATCAGTTCAGCAAAAACTGGAAGATAAAATTCAGTTGTCTTCTGGGTTTTTACAGAAAATTAATATTTTCGTGGTACCAGAACAGTCTGGTTCTGCTGTAGGTATGGGTATTTCACGTCCGATTGCATCGCGTACCAATACAGGTACCACGGATCGTCAGGCAGTAGATCCATCATCTATGGATGAGCGTTTCTATTTCTGCCGTAAAACAGATTTTGATACAGCCATCAAATACGCGAAATTGGATCAATGGGCGAAGTTCAAAGACTTCTATGCACGTTTTTCTGGCCAGATTCAAAAACGTCAAGGCCTTGACCGTATTATGATCGGCTTCAATGGTACTTCTCATGCAGCTACCACGGATATTGTTGCCAATCCTAAATTGCAAGATGTAAATAAGGGTTGGCTACAAAAAATGCGTGAAGAAAACGCTTCGCGTGTCATGACTGCCGGTGCTGTTCAAGGAAAAATTACTATTGGTGCAACTGGTGATTATCACAATGTCGATGCTTTGGTTATGGACATGTGCAATGAACTGATTGATGAAGTTCATCAAGATAATCCAGATCTGGTTGTACTGTGTAACCGTAAAACGGTTTCAGACAAGTATTTCCCTTTGGTCAACAAAGAGCAGGATAACTCTGAAAAACTGGCAGCGGATATTATTATCAGCCAAAAACGTATGGGTAACTTACCTGTATATGCAGTGCCGTTCTTCCCTGAAGGTGCCATCCTTGTGACCACTTTCGACAACCTTTCAATTTATGTTCAAGAAGGTGCTCGTCGTCGTACTGTGATTGACAACCCAAAACGT